CTCTTTGTATACGTTTAACAGGCATTATGCTGTATTCTACTAGTAAATTGAGTATTGAATCTCCTATTGTAATCACTATGAGGAATAGGATACACTTGACAAAAGGATTTAAAGGTGGTATAATCTCCCTAAGAGTTAAGTAGTAAGTAAGTATTGGTAAGTACATATACTATACGAAAGGAACGACGATGGAAACCGATTTGACGTTCTGGGTGTACGTGGCGCGGCTGCTCAAGATGAACGGGTTCTCCAACCATGCAATCCGAGAGACAATCAGGGAACTGGGATACGAAAAGAGTAGGAGGGCGGTCACAGATGCCATTAATCTTACCACCTTTTTCAGTAGTGAACTGCCAGATGGTTATCTGGAATTCTGCTCAACCACCTTCTTTGACGACCCACCAACCAAGTTCCACAAACCCACCATCAAAGAACTGTGGGAAATGACAAAACCGCTGGTAGAAGAAAAACGAGGCGGTATTTCCCCCGATTCTGCTATTATAGTAGAGGGATATTTATCCGAAACACCCCAAAATGAGACAGACGGGTTCGCGGAACCCGCAGGGAACTACTCGGATGAAGCCCTCGACAACTTCTCTTTCTGGGCCGGTGACAAGTACAAGGACGGCCTTCACAGATACCTGGACTACGAGAAACGTTCCAACGACGCGGAGAGTAGGTTGGACTATGGCGACTAAGACTGGCAAGCGTATCGACCGCACCATGCGTAAGTTGACAGGTGCGGGTGCCTCACCAGAGGAACAGTTGAAAGCCGCGTACTCTCACATGAAGGTCATGGCCGACAGTAGGAAGAAAAAGAAGAAGAAAGCACCTACTTGGGGCCAGAAGTTGCAGACCGATATCAAGAAGCGTCAGGACTGGAGCAAGTACAAGTAGGAAGGGAAAGCAATGGCAATCTGTACGGTGTGCGGTATGAGTTATGCTGACAACGAGATTGACGATGGAATCTGTGAAGACTGCTGGGAAGACTACGAGAGTGTCGGCCTGGAACCTATTCAGAAGAAGCGCAAGTTCGATGATGAGAGGCAGGACTAAGATGGCTACTAAGCAGGGTGGTATGGGCTTTCGAAGTCCCGCACTAGAAGAGAAGCAGAGGCGGCTTGCTGCTGCCAAGAAGAAGAAGAATCCGGTCAAGAAGATGAATGCCCTCGATAGGGCTAAGAACGACTACAACATGCTGAAGCGTGGGCTTGGTGGTGGAAGGTAGATGGAACTCTTTCTGGTTCTCCTGTCTCTTTGCTTCCTTGCGCTCTTGATTGTCTTGGTCTTCATCATGAACCGTATCATGGAATGTATCGAAGAGTTGTCGTTCTCGACCAGTCGGGAGAACAAAGCGCACACATCTGCTGTGGAGGCGAAATTGGTTTCCGAAGGCGCAGTTCTCCCGCCTGGTCTTTACCAACCTAACGAGGACGATGCCAACAAGTATATGCAGGACAAGATTGACGAACTACGGCGTTCACGGATGAGTCCGTATCTAGGCTGGGATTGGAGTGCCGGTGACGAAGAAGAAAACACCTAAGTCTCCGACACAAAAGAACCGCGAAGCGAGAGCCGCATATGCAGTATGGTTGAGACTGACTGAGGAAGAGCGGATAGCGAGTGGAATTCCGAACAAGACGCAGTTCGCCAAGCGTTATGGCATGAGCCGTGAGATACTGTGGCATTGGGAGAAGAACCCCGATTTCCAGAAGGTAGTGAGCGGCGAGGTAGAGACTGAGGATGACAAAGAGAAACAGGAATGGGACTTGATATGCGGCTCCTTCGCGTACTTCGTGGACACCTACGGAACGATGTGGAAGAAAGAGGGCGGTGACGCGATACCGTTCAAGTTGTGGGACTTCCAACGTGACGCGGCACAGCACATGCAACAAGACATACAGTTGATTATCCTGAAGGCTCGACAGATGGGACTCTCATGGCTATCCTCGGCGTATGCCCTTTGGAAGATGATGACGACTGCCAACTTCCATGTGTACTACATCAGTCTGGGGCGTGTGGAAGTAGAAGAGCAGTTCGAACGCATCAGGTTCATTTTCATGAATCTCCCCGACTGGATGCAGGAGAAGGCTGTACTCGGCGGGAAGGGCTGCAAGGACAACACCTTCATTATCGAGTTCACGAACGGAAGTGCTATTCACTCGGTGGCATCTGGTAGGCGGTCTGGTCACGGTGCTGCACCTGGTCTGATAATCGCAGACGAATGGGCGCGTGTGCAGGAAGCGGTATCGAAGTGGAGAGCGTTGAAGCCGGCTGCTGGTGCCAGCACTCAAATCTTCATGGTCAGTACGTCAGACGGTTTCGGGAACCACTTCGCTGATATGTGGTTCGATGCCAAGGCGGGAAAGAACGGGTTCGTACCTATCTTTTATTCCTGGAAGCAACACCCAGAATACACTGAGGAATACATCGAACATCAGAGGCGAGACTTCGCTGGTGATATGCGTGGATTCAAAGAGGCGTTTCCATCAGTACCGGAAGATGCGTTCATGGCCGCTTCACGAGCCGTCTTTGATTTTGGACGTATCAAGGAACTGAAGGAGTATATCAGGAACAAGGATATCGAACCGAGAATCGGTATGGTGCAGTTGGAAGAGGGCGGTGAGCGCAAGTTCAAGGAGACTGACGATGGAATGCTACAAGTGTGGAAGGAACCTGAAGTGGGTCATCGTTATGCTTGCGGTGCTGACGTTGCTGAAGGTCTTGTTGATGGAGACTGGTCTGCTGCCTGTATCATAGACTGCGACTCCAATGAACTTGTTGCCCTGTTCCACGGTAAGATTCCAATCGAGTATTACGCATACCCGCTAGAGCAGGTGTGCCGCTGGTATAACAATGCGTTCCTTGCTGTCGAGGCAAACCATAACTCGGAACTGATTCTCACCGACCTCAAGCAAGTATATCCCTTCCTCTATATGCGCCCACAGAAGCAGAACATAACCGACCTTCCGACGATGGTGCCTGGATTCTACACTACTGGTACGTCGAAGCCGCGAATCATCGGTCAACTGCGTAGGGCATTCGCTGATATGGATACGGTACTATGGATTTATAGCGACACGGTTCTTGATGAAATGTCTGTCTACGAGCAGCAGGACAACCAGAAACTGGAAGCGCGTAAGGGCTACAACGACGACTGTGTTATGGCACTGGCGATTGCGTATGAAGCGGCTGTGACCATCCCCTACCGCACGGATACGTGGGATATGCCACAAGAGGAACATCGTAACTGGCTTAGTCTCTAAGGAGAACACATGGCTGACACTGATATCAATGACGTACCGCTAAAGCAACTCAAGGCACGATTCGAGGAAGCGAAGAAGGCGCGTCAGAAATACGAAACCAACTGGGATAAGGCGAAGAAGTTCTATGATTCCAAACAGTGGGAAGGTATTCCCAAGATTGCCTGGTATCAGTCTGAGCCGGTGTTCAATAAAGTATTCGAATTCGTAGAGATTATGCGCGGATACCTCGCAGATAACAGGTGGGGTGTCGATTCTATTCCAGCGACATATCCCGAAGGTGCCGACGAGAAGACAGTCAATGAGTTCGCAGACAAGGTGAACAAATTGCTTGACTTTCTCTGGACTGATAACCGAATGCAGAACAAACTCGCACAGGTTCTACAGTACGTATTCCTCTATGGGACTGGGTTCGTGAAGGCCACGTTCGACCCCGAGAATATCAGCGCATCGGGTATCGGACAGATTCTCACAGAGGTAATCGACCCGTACTACATCTTCCCTGACCCGTATGCTTCTGATATGTACGATGCTTCGTATGTCATCGAGCATCACCCCGTGTCTCTTCGCTGGGCGTTGGAGCGGTATCCCAACAAGCAACAGGAACTGCTTCAGTCAGGTGAGACTTCGACAACGGAATACAATGCAGCGAAGGGAGTTGAGGGTTCGCCTGGGCCGGTCGATACTTCCGAAGGCAAGGCTCTGGATATCTATGAGCATTGGTACAAGGATTCGGCGGTTATCGAGGACGAGGATGGCAATACAGTTCCAAAGTACAAGACGGGCATCAGGCGCACCGTATTGACCGCTGGGGATATCGTACTCGAAGATGGCGAAGCCTTGTACAATATGTTCCCCTACATCAGATTCATTGAGATTCCTCGTCCCTCGGAAATGTTTGGTGACTGCACCGTTCACAAGGCATTGGGTATTCAGCAGACAATCAATCAGTTGCTCCGTTCGATTATCGACAACGGACTCTGGTTGATTCATGGTATCTGGATAGCCGATACTACGAGTGGTGTAACCCCGAAGTCACTGAGTGGATATGGCCCGAGAGACACTATCATGAAGAACCCCGGCACTGACGTACATCGTGACGCTGGTGCCGCGTTGCCGCCTCATGTTATGGAAACGCTGATTCAGCAGACTGAGGCGTTCGACCGAGTAGTTGGTATCCCAGACGTTCTGCGTGGTGTTGTGCCTTCACGCCAGCCAGTGCAGACGACTATGATGCAGCAGGAATCCGGCGAAGTGCGAACCAGGGAACGGCAGCGGCGAGTAGAAGAGTC